ATGAAGCAAATTGAGTTAAATGAAGATCAACAATTAGAATTAGCTAAGAAGTTACTTGATATTAGATTAGAAGGTACAGGTAACACTTATGATGATTATCAACCAAAATCTATAAATTATTCTCAAAGAAAAGAAGATAATGGAGTTGATTTATGGAGTGTATTTAATAGGCAACAAGAGAATATTATAGAAGGTAATTTTAAATATTTCAATGGAGAGAAATATGGTAAATACGAGAATGTTAATATGGAATTTATAGGTAGAAATGCTAGACCAATTAAAAATTTCAAGCAAGACATGGATGTTAATAAAAAGATGTTTGCTGCAGCATTAGAATTAGTATAATGAAACAGTGGATTAAAAACACTTTAGATAATATGAGGGAGGATTTAAAAGAATTCCTCCCTAAATCCCTTATTGATGTTGTAGAACCAACTGATTTAGTTAAAATGCATCAATATAAATGTGGGAATGAATTGTTAAAAGAAAAATATAGAATTAAAAGTACCAATGAATATATTAAAATGATGAATTGGTATGAAGCGAAATCAAAAATAAAAATGTTATGAAAAATATAGGAAAATATGAATTTATGTTAATATGGTGGATAGGTATTCCATTATATTTGATCGCAGTTTCACTAGTAATGATATTAGTGGCACTTAAAGATTCAATGTGCTTTTGATATGAGTTTAATTTATATGCAATCTACTATTGATTATTTTCATTCTAAAGATCCTTATTTATTAGATTCATTATTACAATATGGTGAACCTGAAATTAAGGAAATTATTAGAGAGGACACTATCAAGTATTATAAATTTAAGTTATGAATAAAGAAAAATTAGAAAGGTTATATTTAGAAGTAGGTCAAATTCAAGAATTACTTGAAGATGGTTATATACATACTGCTAAAATAATGATTGAAGAATTAAGAATAAAATTACAAAATCAAGTTTACTAAATAAAAAAAAATGAAAGAATTAGAAGGATATTTAAATAATACCATCAATAATTTAGAAGAAACAGCTAAAGGATTTGAGGGTTTAAAACAAACAATGTTTGATTTAATGCTAAATACATTTAATCAAGTATTTGAAATGAAAGATAAAGATGGAGAACCCATTTATAAACAATTAAAAGAACCAGAAATAAAAGAGTTAATTGAAAGTATTGATGAATATATGATTCCATTATATGAAGAAGGTAATAATGAAAAAGGATTAAAAAAATGTAAAGAATATAAAAAACTCCTACAAGAAAGGTTGGAAGAGTAAAAAAGGAACATTACCTTTGGGGTACGAGAGATTTAAAAAATAAATATTTATGAAAGAGGGGTTTGAGAAAATAGGAATAAAGGGGGTAGGGAATACCACGTTATATACACTTCCATACTGCAATTATTGTAATTTACTAAAGGACACCCTCAGCAAATTAAATATCCCATTTAAAGAGATTGATGTTGAAGAAAACGAATACATGGGTGATTGGATTGAGAGAAACTATAAAACCGAAAGCTACCCAGTAATACATTTTACTAAAAGACCAGGAGAAGATATTTATATTCTATCTCAATCAGATTTGGAGGACTTAGGGGGTGTTCGTATATTTAACACAATTGAGGAAGCACTAGAAATCCTCTTAACATATTATTATGAGATATAAAGATTTAATTCAAAGAAATTTTGAAAAAATTGAAAACCAGCTTAACATTGTAAAACACAATGCTCAAAGAGGTGAACAAAGACAAGTTAATGAGACAATTGATAATATAAAAGAAATTATTGATCAATCTCAAACTTATCTAAACAACGAAACACAAGAATAAACATGGTTTTAACAGCGGAGCAAATAAAAAGTAATTACGACGTTCTTTTGAATGGTATTGAAAAATATGTTGAAGGCGAACGTAAACAACAGTTTCTAGATTTTTATAATAAACTAGACGAAAGAATTGCTTTATTACCTGCTTCTCACAAAAAGGCATATCACAATTGCTTCCCGGGGGGTTATGTAGATCACGTTATACGTGTAATTACAGCCGCATTTAAGGTTCATAAAGTGTGGCAGGAGATGGGGACAAAAGATACCTATACAGAAGAGGAATTATTTGTTGCCGCTTTAAACCATGACTTAGGTAAAATAGGAAGATTGGAACATGTTGCAGTTTTACCATCAAAAGTTGAATGGAGAAAGAAAAATTTAGGTGAAATGTACACCTTTAACACTAATAATGAATACATGACTGTCCCAGATAGAAGTTTATTCTTACTACAACAATCAGGAATCCAATTAACTACAAATGAATGGATTGCTATTAAAACACACGATGGTTTATATGATCAAGCAAATGAACCTTATTTAAAAGGTTTTATGCCCGAAACTAAACCTCGTACTTCACTTCCCTTTATTTTACATCAGGCGGACCTTATGGCAGCCAGAATTGAATTTGAAAGGGAATGGTTAGACACTTTCGGTGATCAACCAAAACCAAAACAAACAAAGCAAGATCGAATTAACAAAAACTTCGATAAAATAGGTTCTGATAATGATAATTTAATGAATTTAGTTAAGAATCTCTAATGACTACAACCACTATAATAATTTTAATTAATGTTGGACTTCTAATTTTTGGTACAATTTCTTATATGATTTGGAATTTACTTAGAAAAAATGAAAGACAAGAAGATATAATTAGTACTCAAAATGAGTATATCCAAACTATATCTAATCTAATGTCGGAGTCAAATAAAAAAATTAAAGAAATAGATTCAAAACAAATATTTCAATCTGATGATGAAATAGGGTGGTTTTTTAAAGGTATAAAAGAGATTCAAGAACTAATTAACGAGTACAATATCAACCATAAGTAAATGATTGCACCATTAGACGAATCTCTCCAGGGTAAAGTTCTAGCTGTACCTCAAAAGGATGAAGGGCCACAATATACTAAAAAAGGGACTTTAAGAAAAAGAAGACCAAAAACAAAAAATCAATATTTTACTCAAGATACAGAAGATGCTATCATTGAATATGTTAATGAAACGGATCAAGACAAGCGTAATGCTATATATAATGCACGTATAAAGTATGCTTTTTTTAAATTAACAGAAAATATTATACATACATTTAAATTTTACTATACTGAAGTAGATACCATACCTGAACTGCAACATGAAGTAATTACTTTTTTACTTGAAAAATTACATTTATATAAACAGGGAAAAGGTAAAGCATTTTCTTATTTTGGTACTATAGCAAAAAGATATTTAATACTTTATAATAATAATAATTATAAAAAATTAAAACAAAAAGCGGATGTAGATGCTATAGATCATGATAAATCCATTAATACAAACTTAGTAAATTCATTTAATGAAAACCCTAATACTGACCCTGCTAGTGAGTTTATAGAATATATTATACAATATTTTGATAAACACTTATTTACATTATTCCCTAAACCAGAAGATGCAAAAACAGCGGATGCCGTTATTTCACTATTTAGAAGAAGAGAGCATATAGAACTATTTAATAAAAAGGCAATATATATTTATATACGTGAAATGACTGATCAATCAACTCCACAAATTACTAAAGTTTTAAAGAAAATGAAAAAAACTTATGTTAAATTACATGCCCAATTTGTAGAACATGGTCATGTATCCATGAGTTTATAATTCTTCTTTAAATCCATATTTATATCCAAAATACTATGGATTTTTCAAATGTAACTTTATTTGGAAAAAAGAAATTTTCCGATCTTTTAAAAGAAATACATACAAACCAAAAAGATAAAGAAGTTCAACTTCGTTCTTTAATAGAAGGCCTAAAACCATTAATCAACTCTCCAGGAGAGGCAACAATGATTGTACCTTTAATTAAAGAATATATGGAATTAGCTATAAAAAACGATGATGCTTTAATTAAAATGGCAGGTATTGTACAACGTGCTATGAATAGCAAAATGGTTGATTCAGATGAACTATTATCCGATGAAGATAAAGAAATGTTATTTAGTTCTTTACAAGAATTAGATAGTAAAATTGAAGTAAAACAAATTGAACCTACAAAAATAGAAGAAGCCACTAATGCCGGTTAATAGTCAAAATCCTACTGTAAGTAATTCTTTTATAGGTAACGTAAGTAATATAGGTAATACTTTACCTACTAGTATTATGTTTCCTGCAAGAGTATTAGATATTAATCTAATCCCCTCTATAAAACCTAACTCATTATTTCAAAGAAGTAGAGGGTGGTTTGGTATAGGTTCCATAACATTTGAACCAATAGGGGATTCTACTACTATATCTCAAAACCCCCAAGGTAATATAGCTTTACCTTTAGATTCACACTATAAAAAAACACCCTTAGTTAATGAAATAGTAATGATAATTGCTACTCCCGGGGAAGATGCTTATTATGAGGATAATTTAGATATTCAAAACTATTTTTATATGTCCACTGTTAATGTATGGAATAGTGTAAATTCAAACCCATATCCTTCACCAACAAATAAACCTAAAACTATACAAAATTCATACGAAGAAGTATCTCAAGGTTTTCCTAATCAAAATACTGGAGATAATAATATAAAATTAGGTAATATTTTTAAAGAAAATAGTGACATAAGAAATTTGTACCCTCAAGAAGGAGATGTTATTATAGAAGGAAGATTTGGTAACTCCATAAGATTTACCTCTACAAATAGACAATCAGAAGATTTTAAGGACATACAAAGTCCATGGAGTAGAGAAGGGCAAAACGGATCACCACTTACTATTATAAGAAATGGACAACAACCAGCTGGTGCTTTTGACCAATTTTTACCTTTATATGAGGACATAGATAGGGATGATTCTTCGATTTATATGACTACAAATCAAAATATAGGTATTACCTTAGCTAGTAATAATTTAGATTCATTTGGAATTGATATAACACCACAAGTTAAAACATCCGCTAGAATACAAAGAACCCCTAAGGGAGAAAGAGGAAAATCTAATAACGATTCAGATTTTATTGATATAAAATTTGATTCGGTAAATGTAGAACCTAAGGGAGCTTCAAATTCTACATCTCCTAATGATTTAGATGATTTAAGTGGCCTTACTTCTACTTCAACTGAGTTTGAAAGAGCAGAATTTGAAACAGAGTTTGAAACAGAAGAAGAATTAACTAGAGGTGAAGAAATTGAGCAACAAAGAAGAGGTAGAGTTAGCGCTGCACCTCCAGTATTTAATAGAGGTGAGAGAGGTGAAGAAATTGAGCAACAAAGAAGAGGTAGAGTTAGCGCTGCACCTCCAGTATTTAATAGAGGTGAGAGAGATGTATAAAAAATTATGATTGAATTAATATTTGAATTATTAAATAATTTTACTGATTGGTATCAACAATTAATGGGGATACCCGAGGGAATGACATATGCTTTCGGTTTATTTGGACCAAGTAAGAAAAAAAAAGCATTAAAAAAAGTTGATGAAGCTCTTAAAACAGTTGATGAGCTAGATACCGAGGGAATAGGAGGTGATGAATTAGGAGACCCTGCAAATTTAGGAGAGGCTGTTATTACAGTAGAAGGAGGTGATCCAAAATCTATTAATGACATTCCTTTTAAACCCGATTTTCCTTATGTAGGAAGACAAATTATTATAGATTCTGGAAGAGTTCATTTAAATGCAAAAGATGATTTTTTAATATTAATGTCTAAAAAATCAATATCTTTATCATCTCAAGGAAGTGTAAATATAGATGCAAATGCCTCTTTTATAGTTAATGCAAATAAAATAAGATTAGGTACTGAAGCTGTTGAACCCTTAGTGTTAGGAAATAAATTATCCTTATTATTAAATAAATTAGGAAAAACATTAATACAAACTGAAAAAGTATTAAATAGACCTGAAGATGGAGAAGGTACAATTTTACCTGAAGTAAAAGAATTAGTAAAATTATTATCAAAAGCAGCTGAGCTTTTAATTAAAGAAAGTTTACTTATAACTTCCAATAAAAATTTCACTGAATAACTATGCCAGTAGGACCTATATGTAAAGGAGTACAAAAAGTACAAAATAGTACACCAAAATTTAGAACTAAATTTTTGGAAATATTATTAGATGTACTTTACGGTAAAAAAACAACATCTGATTTTGATGAAAAGATATTAGCTGATCCTGCTCAAAGACAAAAACTAATACAAGAAACTAATTTCCTAAAGGATCCTTCCGTAACATCTTTAGCCTCATCTTTAGTTACATTAAATTCTTTTGATTTATGTAACCCATTTTCATTTTTAATAACACAAGCCTTACCTGACGGGAATCCAATCAAAGAATCATTTCTAAAATTAGATGGTTTAGCTCGAACTTGGCAATCCATATCATCAGGTAACTTTTTAGGAGGTGGAGGAACTGTAACAATACCTGTAAACTTACCAGCAGATGATGGTATTACTTTTACTGGAAATCAAAATATAGTATTTTTTTTATCTCTTAATGATAAAAAATCAAAACAACTTGATATAGGTGATAGTGTAACTATATTTCAAAGGGAAGATGTGGAATTTAAAGATTACTCATTAATAGGTGAAGTTACGGCAGCTGGACCCTTAACTATTCTTTCTGGACCTAGTAATACCAAACTTATTACTATAAACGTACAAAGAGCTTCGGTAACAAGACCTCCATTTCAAAAAGATATTAAAGGAAATGAGATTACTGATGATAGAGGCAATCCTATACTTAAAAAATTTAATAAATTAAATATTCAAACAAGTAGAGACCCTAATCCAACACAAGAAGTTTTATCCGAAGGTTTAATTGAAATTTCTAAAGCAATAGATGAGGTTGGTTTAGAAGAAATAATTGAAACTATAGAAGGATTACCCCCATATTTTGAAGGTCTAGATGGTTTAAAAAGATCCGCTTCAAAATTAGTTAAACTTCAAAGAATAATGGGACCTATATTAGCTAATGCTTCAAATACAGCTTTAGTTGGAGGTGCAATATTACAAAACAGATTAACATTTGCCGAAGCTAGGGAAGCTAGTGAAATAGTAAGAGAATTTGACCAAGCAATAAGACCATTTTTTAAAGGAGGTGATAGGGTAGTACAAGGATACTTTGATACTATTCAGGATTTAAATAATTTTTTTAAAAATGTAATTCCTTATGATTTCTTAGCTACATTTGTTAAAGGTGTAGTTGCAATTGCTAAAGTTGTAAATGAAATTGTAATTTTCTTATTATCAATACTTAAATTAATTAATAGCATAATCAAGGCCATTACAGGGGTCTTAAAAATAGTTAAAATTGTAATTAAAGTTCTACAAAAATTAATTAATTTATTACCAACAATATTCCTTACGGCAGGAATTGTAGAAACTTTTACTAGAGTTCTAGCGGATTTATCATGTGGTGTTGAAAGAGCAATTAAATTCTTAGAAAATATTAGTAATTATCTTGATCAAGTTATATTATATTTAACTTTAATTCAACAAGGTTTAGAAGTTGTAATTAGAGAAGGAACTTTACTAGCGGCAAAGCTTGAAAGTTGTGATGCTGTTAAAGATACAGGATTAGGACTACAAATGACTGAAGCCGTAGAAAGATTAAGATCAACTATAAAAGCATTAACAATAGTAACACCGGACGGAGAAGGTTTCTATAGTGATGATCCAACCCTTCCTGGAAGAGGATTTAAACCAGAGGATACATTTGGAAGTCAAACATATATTTCTACTACTGACGGTGATCTTATATTTGTGTCCGATACAGTTATAGGGTTTGATACACAAGGAAATTTGATATTTTATGCCGAATTAGAATCATTATCAACAGGAGTAACCTTCAATAATACATTAGGTCAAGGATTTAGGAATTTCTTAAATGAAAACTTTAGATTTTATACTTTTGATAAATTTAGAAACCAACAACCTTTACTATTAGAGGGAGATAGATTAGCACATGAAGCCAAAACTGGAAGATTAAGAGAAGTGGATCCCGAAGATATATTTGGTAACTTTAGTGAAATATTTTTAGGTTATACTTTAAAAATACAAGAAGAAAAACCGGTAGATGAAAATTCTCAAGTGGCTATAAGAAGAAGAGGGGTGGCTTTAGATAATAATGAATTTTTAGTTGCATCTACTAAATTAACATTTGCAACTGATCTAAATACTATAATTCAGGAATTAAAGTTTTTATTAAAGAAAAAAATAGAAGATGGAATTATAGGAGTAGGAACATTAGATAGTACACCTAACCAAATTAGTGATGATGATGCCATTACTGTAGCCGAATCTATAGGAACAAATCCTTTAGGTATTAATAACATTAAAGCTGAAAATAATAATAAATTAACATCTGATGTACCTATTAAAAATAACAAAGAAGAATTACAAACTAGAACTGGAAATAAACCATTTGAACCTAAAGTAAATTCACCTTCAAGTAATTTAGTTAATAATGGTGGTTCTAATAGAGAAAAAATTGATGTAAACCCATTAGTTCAAAATG